CCCAATTCTTGCAATTTGCCCTTTTGCCTTTTCGAAAAGGGGGCAACCCCTAAATAAGAACGTAGTACAATATAGTTGTTATATATATAAACTTTTGTACATACGAACTATATGGTATAAAGTTTTGATGGCAGAAGTAGAACAGTTCAAACGTCTTGTTAATTATGATAATATGACCTCTGAAGAGTTAGATACTCTCAAGAAAAAATTATTATTACGTAAAAAAACATTTCAATTAAAAACATTGGCTCAAAGTAATTTTTTAAAGTTCGTGAAGCAAGTATGGCCAGAGTTTGTAGAGGGGCCCCATCACATAAAAATTGCAGAAAAGTTTCAAGACTTGGCGGAGGGGAGGATAAATCGACTAATTGTAAATATGCCACCCAGACATACCAAATCAGAATTTGCATCATTTTTATTTCCCGCATGGATGATGGGCCGTGATCCAAGGCTCAAGATTATTCAAACAACACACACAGCAGAACTCTCCTATCGTTTCGGTCGTAAGGTTCGTAACCTCATGGAAGAAAATTCTTTTCAAGATATCTTTGATGATATCAAACTATCACAAGATTCTAAAGCTGCAGGTAGATGGGAAACAAATAAAGGTGGGGAATATTTCGCAGCAGGTGTCGGCGGTGCCATTACAGGACGTGGTGCCGATTTATTAATTATTGATGATCCACACTCCGAGCAAGATGCCTTATCGGAGACAGCAATGGAGTCAGCTTACGAGTGGTATACATCTGGTCCAAGACAGCGTCTTCAGCCAGGAGGCAAGATTGTTATCGTCATGACAAGATGGTCTACAAAAGATTTGACAGGTCAATTGATGAAAGGGCAAAGCGATGTTAAGGCAGATCAGTGGGACGTGATTGAGTTTCCAGCGATCTTGGAAGATAAACCGATATGGCCACAATACTGGAAACTAGAAGAGTTAGAGTCGGTCAAAGCCTCATCGTCATTGGCTAAATGGAATGCACAGTGGCAACAGAATCCAACCTCAGAAGAAGGTTCCATTATCAAAAGAGAGTGGTGGAATGTTTGGGACAAGGATGAACCCCCTAAATTACAGCATATTATTCAAAGCTACGATACGGCCTATAGTAAAAAAGAAACAGCGGATTATTCGGCGATTACAACGTGGGGTGTATTTTTGCATAACGATGTGACACCTAATATAATCTTGTTGGACATGAAGAAAGGACGGTGGGACTTTCCTGATTTGAAACGAGTTGCGATGGAAGAATATAAATACTGGGAGCCAGAGACGGTGATCATCGAGCAGAAGGCTAGTGGTACACCGCTCACACATGAGCTACGCCGTGTAGGAATTCCTGTCGTAAACTTTACACCGAGCAAAGGTAATGATAAACACGTAAGAGTTAATTCTGTTTCGCCTTTATTTGAGTCGGGACAGGTGTGGGCTCCAGAGGAAAAATGGGCAGAAGAATTGATTGAAGAATGTGCAGCTTTCCCTTATGGTGACCATGACGATTTGGTTGATAGTATGACACAAGCATTGATGCGCTATCGTCAAGTTGGATTAGCTGTGCATCCAGAGGATTATGAGGATCCGCCGATGTTACAACATATGCCAGAGCAGAGGGAATATTACTAATGAGTTTTGTCAAAGGATTCACGGTTCAAGAAACCAAAAAGAAAAAAACCAAGAAGCAAAAGACAGCAGCCTCTTTTCAAAATCCTAAATCAAAGTATTATAAATTCGTGCAACCCAGAGGTTTCAGTGCTATACAAGAAAAAAAACAAAAGAAAACATTGATAACATAATGGCCGTAGATAAAAGAATTAACCCAGAAGCAAGTCCCATCGAGAATGAATCTCCTCTTGACGTAGAATTAGCCGAGGATATCGGTACAGAAATCACACCTACAGAAGATGGTGGCGCAATTATTGGAGAAATGGAAGAACAAATTGCTGTTGACTTTTCATCAAATCTAGCAGAGACTCTTGATGAAGACGAGCTCAGCAATCTATCAAGTGAGTTAAGACAACAATATGAAGATGATAAAGAGTCACGATCGGATTGGATAGACTCGTATACAAAAGGTTTAGATCTATTAGGATTTAAATATAACGATCGTTCGCAGCCGTTCCAAGGAGCGAGTGGCGTGACGCATCCACTATTAGCCGAGAGTGTTACACAATTTCAATCACAAGCTTATAAAGAATTATTACCAGCAGGTGGACCTGTAAAATGTAATATCGTTGGTGATATCAATGCAGAAATAGAAGCACAATCACAACGAGTTAAAGATTACATGAACTATCTCATTACAGATGAGATGGAGGACTATGATTCTGATATGGATCAGATGTTATTTTATTTACCACTAGCAGGTTCTAGTTTTAAAAAAATTTACTATGATGCTGATTTGACAAGACCAGTTGCAAAGTTTGTGCCAGCAGAAGATTTAGTTATACCTTATCTTGCAACAGATTTAGAAACAGCAGAAAGAGTTACACATATCGTTAAAATGTCAAAGAACGATATACGAAAGGCTCAAGTTGGAGGTTTCTATAGAGATATTGATTTAGAAGAACCTTATGATGAAGAAACAAAAACACAAGAAAAATATAATGACATATCAGGTGTCGATAAACCAAATAACGTTGATGTATATAATTTATTAGAGATTCATTGTGATTTAGACATATCAGGATTCGAAGATAAAGACATGCAAACAGGAGAGTCTACGGGTATAAAAATTCCATACGTCGTTACGATTGAGGAAGGCACAGGTAAAATTTTATCTATCTATCGTAACTATAGAGAAGATGATCCAGCAAAAAGAAAAATACAATATTTCGTTCACTACAAGTTTTTGCCTGGTCTTGGCTTTTATGGCTTTGGTCTTATTCACATGCTTGGTGGACTCAGTAGGACGGCCACGTCCGCCCTCCGTCAACTCATTGATGCAGGTACATTATCGAATCTACCCGCAGGTTTCAAAGCAAGAGGTCTTAGAATCAGAGATGATGATAACCCTTTACAACCAGGTGAGTTTAGAGATGTTGATGCACCATCAGGAGATTTACGAAATGGATTACTACCTCTTCCTTATAAGGGACCCGATCAAACATTATTCGCCTTATTAGGTTTTGTTGTTGATGCTGGTAGACGATTTGCAGCAGTCGCTGACCAAAAACTAGGAGAAGGCTCACAAGCAAATCCAGTTGGTACAACAATGGCTTTATTAGAGCAAGGCTCAAAAGTCATGAGTGCTATTCACAAAAGATTACATTATGCACAGAAAAAAGAATTTAGAATTTTAGCAAGAGTCATTGCACAATTCCTACCACCAGAATATCCATACATGGTAGCTGGTGGCAACAGACAAATTAAGCAAACAGACTTTGATGATCGTGTTGATATTATACCAGTTTCCGATCCAACAATCTTTTCTATGTCCCAACGTATTACGTTGGCACAAACACAATTACAACTTGCACAATCTAACCCACAAATACACAACGTATACGAAGCATATAGACGTATGTATCAAGCAATGGGTGTGCAACAGATTGAACAGATACTTCCTCCCCCACCACAACCAATGCCAATGGACCCTGGAATGGAAAATTCATCCGTTTTATTACAAAAACCTTTGCAGGCTTTTCCAGAACAGGATCATGACGCACATATCGAGACACATCGTGCCTTCATGTCGTCATATTTGGTTAAAAATACACCGAATATATTGGCATTGTTACAATCTCATGTGTCACAACACATAAGTTTTAAGGCAAGACAGGAAGTTGAAGCTAAAAATGCACCAATTATACAGCAACAAGCGATGCAATTTGGTGGACAGATACCACCACAACTACAACAACAGTTTCAAATTCAAAATGAGAGCGAAATCGCACAAAGAATTCGTGAATTAACAGAAGAAATGATAGCAGAAGAGCAAGAATACCTAGAAGGTATGACAAAAGACCCATTAGTTACTCTAAAAGAGCAAGAATTAGGGCTACGTGCAGAGGAATTAGAGCTTCGTGCACAAAAAGATGGTGAAAAACAAGCACTTGAAGAAGAAAAAGCTGCTGTTTCTGCACAACAAAACCAAGAAAAGATAGATAATGCAGATAAACACGCATCTATTCGTGAAGGAATATCACTTGCAAAGTTAAGTCAAAACTCTTAACTATGTATTATGCAAGATCCGACAGAAAAATTAGAAGATTACTACAATGGTCTAATGACTATTGCAGAAAAGTCAGTAACCTCAGAGGAAGAGGGTATATTATTAGCTGGAGCTATGATGGCAGTAGCTAAAATACTGTATCACAAAAATTTATCTGAAGATCAAGCTGATGATATTATGAATCATAACGCAAGAGACTTGATAAATCTTCTAAAACCGACTATACACTAATCATGGCTAAAAAATTTCCAGATCTAACAGGTGATGGTAAAGTAACACAGGCTGACATACTAAAAGGCAGAGGTGTTTTTAAAAAAGGTGGAATTGTAAAAGGTTCTAGAGAAGGATCTATTATAAATACAAGAACATCTTTTAAAAAAGGCGGTGCTGTCAAAGGTAAAAAATCAGGTAGACTAGCTAAACGTGGCTATGGAAAGGCAAGAAAATGAACTTTAAAAAAACAAAGATAGAAGTGGTAAAACAAAAAAATCCTTTTCCTAAAATGAAAGTAGGATCAGATGCTGCTCTTGTTTTCTCAGCATTTGTTGAAAAACAAAACAAAGGCAGTGGACCAAAAGGACAAACTAGTAATGCTCAAATTAAAAAAGTAGCATTTAAGGGTGTAAAGTAGTATACTTTGATACTTTAAAAGGAGGATTGTATGAAATTAATACAAGATCTTTGGGATCATTTGAAAGAATGGTCTGACTGGAGTATGAAAGATTGGATTAAAGCTGCTATCGTAGCAATAATTGTAATAATAATTATAGGAGCAATCTAAAAAAACATGTGGCAACTATTAGCAAAACCACTTCTTGGCGTCGTCGCTGATGGCGTCAAGGGTTTTGTCGAAACAAAAAAAGCAAAACAAGAATTAAAACTTACAACAATTAAAGCAACCCAGAAACTTAAAGAAGACCAGATAGCTGGTAAAGTTGCTTGGGAACAAAGTGCCGTGGACCAAATGAAAGGATCGTGGAAAGATGAGGTAGCCCTCATTGTTCTACTTCTTCCAGCCGTTTTAGTCTTCACGCCTTTGCAAGAACACGTACATCAAGGGTTTATCGCCTTGCAAGACCTACCGTCGTATTATCACAATCTACTTTATATTGCCATGTCAGCAAGTTTTGGCATCAAGGCGGGATCAAGTGCGATAGGTATGTTTAAAAAGAAATGAAGAAGAATCAAAAGAAAAAAGTAAAAAAAGTAGCTAAAGCTTTAAGAAAAGCATCTAACACTCACGCTAAACAGGCAAGAACTTTACA